GGAGATTGCAAAGATTATTTTACGATTACTTTAAATCTATCAGATCAAAACGGAACTATATTTAAAACCCATGAACACACAGTAGAAATGGATTATCAAGGTCAACAAACTTATGAATATTTAGCAACACTAGATCCAAACTTTTATGAAGATGTTTCTTTTCAAATGGATATCTGGTCAGTAGATGCAGGATTTACAAATGGTTATTATGGAGGAATTATAAGTAATCCTTTTCTTTCAGTTCAATATCAAACTGTTGAAATGATAACTGATATAATTACAGATATTGTAAATGACATTGTTTTTGAAGAAATAGAATTTGAAGAAGTATCTTTTGAAGTAGTTATTGAAGATTTTTTCCAAGATGATTTAACATTTGAATTTGATTTTGCACCTGTTGAACAAGCACCTATTGAGATAGAGATGGTGGAAGTAGAAGAAATACAATTAGAAATACAAGCAGAATTTGAAGAACAATTACTTGATGAAATGCCGGAGATGGAAGATATACCAGAGCCAGAAGTAATAGAAGAAATAATAGAAGAAACCCCAGAAGAAATATCTGAAGAATTACAAGAAGAAGTAGTAGAAGAAGTTGTAGAAGAAGCACCAGAGGAAGTAGAAGAAGAACAAGAAGAAATTTCACCTGCTGAAATAAAACAAAAGATCGCTAATAAATTAATGGCTAGTCAAAAAGATAAAATGAGTTCAGAAGCACAAACAACAACATTAGCTTTAATGGTAATATTAGCAGATATAAGTTTTGATAGTTATTTAGATAAACAAATTATTGATGGTGAATTTTACAAAGATGTTGGTCTACAAGATCAAAATGTGATAATAGATTATCAAGCAGGTATATTAGGGTATATGGATTACGGAAAGATTAATGAAATGGTAGATAGTCAATGGAAGTAGAGTATCAAGGAATGAAATTTAAAGGTGGTAAAGTATTTATCATTATATCATTAATTGGTGCAATTATTGGTGGTGGATGGACAATTTATGGTGCATACGATCAATTCTTAGATATGCAAAAAAAAATTGATGAATATACCGCACCAGATTTGAGTTCTTATGATGAACAAATAGCAGTTCTGAAATCTGAAGTTTCAATGATATTAGAAGAGGTAACACTATTAAATTCAGTAATAGTAGATCAAAAAAATACCATAAGAGATGATATAAAAACTATGAAATCAGATCTTAGATTACAAGATAGAATAATCAAAGATGTGGAAACATCAGTTAAAGAGATGGATAGACAATTACATCAAGATCTAAAACAATTAGAAGAAGAATTAGATACTAACATTAAAAAAGCACTATCTAATCCATTAGCAGGTGTTAAGTAATGGCTACACCAGAAGAATTAAAACAACATCTAAAAAAGGCAAAACAAGAACTTAGAGAAGCAAGAGAAGAAGTAAAAGAAGCAAAGATTAGAGAAAAATTATACTTAGAAAGATTAGAGAATTGGGCAGATAAAAACCAAGCATTAAATAATAAAATATCAAATATGACTATTGATGAAGTTGCATCTATGCAAAAAGCTAAAGCAGAATATGTTGATAAATATCTAAAAGATAAAGAGATAGTAGAAACATTTGACAAACAGACACAAGTTAAGTTAGATTCACTAAAAACTGAACATGGCAACACAATCTGAAAAAATAAATAAACTTGATAAAGAAGTAGCTGTTATCAAAAAAGATATTGAAATTATAAAAACAAATCACTTAGTACATTTAGATCAAAAGTTAAGATCAGTAGAAAAAGTCTTATGGACTGTTGGTTTATTAGTCTTTTCTAACCTTTTAATATTACTAAGAGATATTATGTTTTGAACCTACCAAGTATTTTCTTACTTGGATATTTCTGTGTTAATTCAATGTGCGTAAACATCAATGAAAAGTTTGAGTCTGTAAAAGATTGCAAAACACAAGGAACTCTCATAAAGTCTATGCTAGATGAAAATAATATTCGCAAATACATGATGTTTTGCGTAGATGCAAATGAGTACCAAGAAACATGACAGAATTTTAGTAATTAGTGATTTACACGCACCATATTGTCATGTTGATAGTATTTCTTTTTTAGAAAAATTAAAAAAAGTTTATAAACCCTCAACCATAATAAACATTGGAGATGAAGCTAGTTACAACAGCATACATATGCATGAAATAGATAATGATTTACCAAGTGCAGGTGATGAATTAGAGGTCACTAAGAGTTGGCTTCATAGATTAGAAAAACTGTTTCCAAAGATGGTGATTATGGAAAGTAATCATGGATCTATGGTTTTAAGAAGAGCAATAAAAAGCGGTATGTCTAGGAAATTTATAAAATCTTATAATGAAATATTAGAAGTCAATGATGGGTGGGTATGGAAAGATAAACATCAAATAGAATATGAAGGTAAAAAAATATTGTTTGGACATCAGTTTTCAAAAAACATTGAGAAAGCTGTTAGAGAATATTCTCAATGCGTTGTTCAAGGGCATTTCCATACAACTGCTTCAACAGTATTTGTAGCAAACGAATTTCACCTAAATTGGGGTATGACAGTTGGTTGTTTAGTCAATAAGGACAGTCTGGCTATGGCATATATGAAAATAAACCTATCAAAACCAATACTTTCCTGTGGTTTGATAACTGAAGGATATCCACAAATTACACCTATGGTATTGAATAAGAACGGATCATGGGATAAAAATATCTATATATGAGTGATTACGAAGATAAGATAAATCCTGCTTATTACATAGGTAGTCGCATTCAGCTTATTGATGTAATAGAAGAATTTAAGCTAGGACACCATGAAAGCTGTGTTTTGAAATATATAGTCAGATATAAAGATAAAAACAAAATAGAGGATTTAAAAAAAGCACAATGGTATTTATCCAGATTAATAGAGAGGTATAACAACTAATGAATATTCAAAGATTGAAGAAATCAGTCATCAAACATGAAGGTATTAGATATGAGAAGTACAAGGATCACTTAGGAAATTGGACTATTGGAGTTGGACATCTAATTAGGGATGATGAGGATTTTGGAACACAACCATTAAGTAATGAACAAGTTGATAAAATTTTAACTTTAGATCTAAACCAAGCTATTAATGATGCTAGACAGTTTGTTGATGAAAGTTCTATTAAAGAAGAAGCATTTGAAATTGTAGTTGAGATGAGTTTCCAATTAGGATTGCCAAGACTCTTAGGTTTTAAAAATTTTAGAAAAAGTTTACAAGAGGCAGATTACAAATCTAGTTCTTTACATATGCTTGACAGTAGGTGGGCCAAACAAACACCAAATCGTGCAAGTGCATTAGCAATACAAATGGAGAATTTATAATGATATCAAAATTATTAGGTGGTGATCTTGTTAAGAATGTTGGAGGCATAATAGACTCACTACATACTTCACAAGAAGAAAAAGATAATGCAAAAATAAAACTAAAAGAAATAGAAGCACAATTAAATAAAGCACAAACAGATATAAATTTAGCTGATGCAAAATCAACAGCAACAGGTATTGGTGGAATAATGCAAAGAGCATGGAGGCCATTAATTGGAATGTCATGTGCATTAGCAATCTTTTGGGAATTTGTTTTAAAGCAATTCATGGTGTTTTTTCTTGCTGTGTTTGAAGTTGAAACTTTAGACTTGCCAAGTCTTGATATGAGTGTTTTGATGCCTCTTGTCATGTCATTGTTGGGAATGGCAGGACTTAGAACATACGAAAAACAAAAGGGGATAAGTAAATGATAGATATGATAAAAGATTGGTTTGAGGGTTTTACAAAACTCAAATCATGGGTAAAGATAACTATGCTTCTAGTATTAGTTGTAGCACTTCATCATTGGGTACTACACTAATGGATAAGAAAAAAAAAACTAAAGGTCTTACCAAGAAGCAAATGAAACTTCCTAAAGCATTAAGAGATGCTATTATGAAGAAAAAGAAAAAGTAGGAGATAGAGATGCCTTATCATTATGGTGGATCTTCAAAAGGAACGAAGAAGAACAAAAGAGTAAAGAAAGAGAAAAAGAAAAAAAAGAAAAAATAAATAGGGGGAGGATAATCCTCCCCTAACACATTATGGGAATAACTACATCAACACTAATTCAAGAACTGATACCTAGATCATCTGGTAAGCGAAGAAGAAGAAAGCAACCCAAATCATTCAAAGCAAAACAAAAGGTCTTGCGTGTCAAAAATACTACATCTTAAATTTTACGATCATATGTCATTGACCAATGAATGGCATGACTTAGATCTAATCCTAAAAACTAAAATTGTTGAATGTGAGGTCATTGGATTTCTAATTAAAGAAGATGACTTAGCTTTTTACCTTGCAACTATGCTTGGAGGGGAAGAAATGGGATCATGTCATGTAATTCTCAAATCAACAGTAACTTCAGTCAAAGAATACCCAAAAAAATCCAAATAAATGCGTTTCTAGGGGGTATGTAGTCCTTTTAGAAGGGAATGATACTCCAAATATAAACACCTCCCCTATGCGGAAAAAACTACAATTTTAGAGGAGATGCTGTTAAACAGACTCATTTCAGAGCCTAGGAGGAATACTCTATAAAAAAAGAAGTGTCCTACCTATTTTCTACTGATTTTTATGTCTAAATCAATCTCAAAATTAGACAAAAATAATTATAAAAATAATTTGCATTTTCTATAAAAATTTTATAAAACTATACTTATGTTAAACACAAAGGAGAATACAAAAATGTTAGAGCCTAAATTTAAAATTGGAGATCAAGTGTTTGCTAGAGAACTCATTGGAGTACATGGTAAAGATGGATATGCTTTGACTGACGTAGTAGTTGGTATTGAATATTTATTACCTTACACAATAAAAGGTGCTGATGGCACTACAATTCATAGTGGTGGTTATTTTCAATATCAACTTGAAAATATATTTGGTGGTGAGGTATTGATTGAAGCAGAAATAGCATTAGGCAAAAGGAGAAAACAATAATGTTAAACACAAAGGAGAATACTATGACTAAATATTTTTACAGAGATGGTGAGCAAGTTGAAGAAAAAGTCTTTGAAGAAAACAATAAACTAGTTGCACACAGATATTGTGGTAAATGTGGTGGTACAGGTATGACATCATATTGGTGGGTACAAGGTGGTGTTTGTTTTTCTTGTGAAGGATCTAAAGTTTCTTTGAAAGCAAGTAGGGTTTTTACAAATGAAGAATTAGATAAATTGAACAAGAACGCAGAAGTTAGAACACAAAAAAGAATGGCTAAAATTGAAATAGAAAATACTATAAAAATTTCTGGAATTAAATTTAGACATCATTGGAAAAGTTTTAACAAAAGTATAAAAAACAAATCATGGAAAGAATTTACAACATCAAAATATATTAAATATACTAGAGATCATTTAAGTTTAGAAATTCTTGAGTCTAAAACAAAAGACTTTTGGATAAAAGTAAAATCTGATTTTGTTGCATTAGGAAAGTGTACCAAAGAATTGACTTTACTTTTTAAACATGGTTTTGAAACACAATATGGCTATTCACAGATTTTTAAATTTGTAGATAGTCAAAACAATCAATATGTCTGGTTTACTTCTTCTTTCCCAGAATTAGAAAAAGGTAAAACTTACAATGCTAAGTTTATTGTCAAAGATAATCAAGAGTCAGATCAGTATGGTAAACAAAACATGATTAAGAACTTTAAGGAGGTACTAAAATGTTAAACGAAATACTTACACTAATTGTTCATATAGGAATGATTGGTTTCACACTTTATTTTGTAAAGGAGTTGTTTAGTGAATAGACAAAAACTAGCAGAGGTAAAATACAACCTACAAGGTCAGCTTAAAATGAAACTTCATAAATTAGAAGTACATCAAAAAGAAGTTGGAGGAATACCAGATCAATTCTTATCTGGTTATGAACTAGCAATAAAAGATTTAGGAGTGCTTGTACCAGATTGGAAACATGAAAGTGTTAGTAATGAAAACAATCCAAAAGTATTCCCAGATGAGGAAGGAGAAACAAATGACAATACTTGAATTTAAAGGAAAAAGAAAAGGTGAAACATATACAACTATTCGAATTAAAAATTCTGATGTAGATAGATTATCAGATCATCTTCGTAGACAAGGTATATCAGTTGCATGGCACGATTTATTTACACAACTACTAAATGTGTATTTTCAATTTAAAAAATTGGATAAAAGATAATGCCAGAACAATTAAAACCATTTACGAGTCTAGTTGCAAAGCTATATCTTAATTATGGATATACTAAATATCCGTTATGCTTACATAAACAGGAGGAAATAGATGCTAAAGAAGTTGTTAGTCATGTGTATGATTACATCATGCAGTTACAAACCGATAGTAGATAATTTCAACAAAGGTAAAGAAGTAAGCTATCGTTACAATGATGATCTCTCTACTTGTAAAGAGATTGCAAAAGAAAACACACCTGTTTATGAGCCTTTTAAATATGCTTATAATTGGTATGTTAGACCACAGCTTTTATGGCTACCAGACAAAGCAGAGTATTCATATAAAGCTATGTTAAACAACTGTCTTACGAATAGAGGACACAGTATAATTACAGGAGAATAAAATATGGAAAAAAGAAACGACTATCTAATCAAAGCATTAGAAAAAGCAAGGAAGGAATTTAAGGAACTTAAAAAGTCTGGAAAAAATAATTTCTTCAAAACAGCAGGTGGTAAAGCACACGAATACAGTACCTTGAATGATGTTTTTACAGCTTGTAGAGATGCCTTAATGAATAATGATCTCAACATCATGTATAATCTATCTTACAATGAAGGTATGAATTTTTTGACCACAACATTACATCATGTATCTTCTGGCCAGAAAGAAACATCAACATCAATTTTGGGAAATTCTCAAATGACAAGTCAAGCATTAGGATCAGCTATTACTTATATGAGAAGGTATCATATCCAAGCTATGTTGAACTTAGAAGGTGATTTTGAAGATGATGGTAATATAGCATCACAGAAACCTGCACCAAAAAAGCAAACAACAGCAGAAGTGTTAAATGATAATATAGGAGGTCTAGAATTATGACAAAAGTAAATCTAACTTTATTTGTTAATGAGAATAAGAAAACAAATCCATTAGCACCACCATACACAAATAGTAAGTTTCAACCAAAGCACGATATAGTGTTGAAAGCTGATACTGTGTATGAAATGTCATTGTTTAAGAATACACATGACTTTGAAAAAAACCCTTACACAGACAAAGAGGGAAACCCAACACACAGATTATCTATTACTATTAGAGAGAGTGAGTATTGGGCTAATCAAAATGAAGTAGTAGAAAAAAACCTACATCATATCACAGAGCAACCACAAAAAGCAAAAGTTGATCTTGATGATGATATTCCATTTTGATTAAAGACAGAAAATATATGATTTGGTGCTTGGATAACTTACCTTGTTATCCTTGCACAATTATGGGATATCAGAATTTTAATGAAGCAAGACAGTTTCATCATATTCAGTACCCTAGATATGGTGCTATGTTAAGAGATGACAGTAGAGGAGTTGTTGTTTGTTACCCATGCCATACTAAAATTCATACTAAGTATGGAGAAAGAAAGTTCTGGGAAATGTTAGATGTAGATCCACACATTTATTCAGAAAAAATGTATAAACACTACAAGGAGAATATTTATGAAAAAACAAAGTCAAAACGAAGTCATACTAGATCATCTAATAAGAAAAAAGACGATTAACCCATTACAAGCATTAAAACTTTATGGTTGTTTCAGATTATCAGCAAGAATATTTGACCTTAAAGAAAAAGGTATAAATATTGAAAAAAATAGTGAGAAGGATAGATCAACAGGAAAAGAATATGCGGTCTATACACTTGTTTCAAGATAAGTGGCTATTTTTACTAAACAACAACTTGAAAAGACTGTATGTTTGGATTGCAGAAAAAAATATACTAAAGCTATGTGTATTATTGTGACTCAAACATATGGTCTTAGAGTTTGCGTAAAATGTTATAACAGGAGAGAATATGGCGAAATTACCAAAAATGAATTTATTTGTAGACGCATTTAACTCAGATACAGTTTATCTTTCAGAAGAAGAACTAGGTCTATATATGAGAATGATCTTTTATGCTTGGACTCATGATGCTTATTTACCAAAGGATAAAGAAATTATTTATTGTTTACCAAAGAAACCTAATGATGCTCTGGTAGATAAGATATTAAAGTTATTCTGGACTGAAGATGACAAAGGTTATTTTCAAAAAAGAATGTTGAAGGAATACAACTATGCTATGGAAGTATCAAACAAAGCTGTTAAATCAGCAGAAGCAAGATGGGGTGTTGTAGATAGGTTAGATAGTGAACCCAAAGGGGATCGAACACCTAATGCGGATGTAATGCGAACGCATAGCGAACGGAATGCTACTATAACTAAAACTATAACTAATAAATATATATATATAGATCAATTCAACGAGTTCTGGGAATTAGTAAGTAATAAAGTCAGTAAAGGACAAGCTAATAAGAATTATCAACGATTAGAGAAAGAATGGGCCTTACAACCAAAGGAATTAGCTAAACATTACAATGATTACTACAATTCTATTAGTGAAAAGAAATATGCAAAACAACCTGCTTTTTGGTTATCAGCTGAAAAGTATTTAGATGAAAAACCTAAAGAATATTCAAAACAAGATGAAGAAGATTATAAATTAAAATCTTATATTGATATGTTCCGTAAAGGAATAAGATTACCTATTTGGAGTCAGCAAGATTTAGACAAACTTGAAGCACTTGCAAAACAATCAGATTAAACTATCTTTCAAACATGGAACATGAGCCACAACCAGAACACTATATAATTGTTGAGGAGAAAGATGGTACATTCTCAGCTTTTGTTAGATATGCAAACTTTGACAGCAAACAAGATGCTGAAAAAGGATTGCAGTTAGTAATGGATCTCATGGGGTTTAAATTGCAACCGAATATAACTTATCATTAATGAAAAAAATAATTCATATTAATCAACATAAAATTAGATCAAACATAAAAAAAGATAATCCAGATCCTGTGATTACTTGCAAAACTTATAAATCTAATAACTATGCACATAATGTAGAAATTAAAGATAAGAATAATAATTCTGTTGCTAAAATTATTTATTCACCTCAAAAACCATTACCTTGTGGAGCAAGAGTGTGGATTGAAACAGATGAAAAGATTGTTTTAGACAATGGATTGTGTTTAGACAAATAAAAGTAAGTAATGGCAAGACCAAAAGAATATAATATCAATCCAGAAGAAATAACCAAACTTAGCAGTTATGGATGTACTAATACTGAGATAGCTGATTTCTATGGTTGTGATGAAAGCACTATTAGAAAGAGTTATTCCGAATATCTGAAAAAAGGAAGAAGTGAAGGTAAAATCAGATTAAGAAAGATACAATGGGGTATAGCTGAGAAGGGTAATGCAGTTATGGGTATTTGGTTAGGTAAGAATATATTAGGTCAATCAGACAATGGAATGATGGAAGATGATGATACACCATTACCATTTAATGTAGAATAGTGCCATTATCTAAAGCACAAAAAGAAGTATTTACATCAGAAGCTAGATTTAGAGT